GTCGCTTTCGCAATATACGACAGTCGTGCTGTTGGCACCCTCCATTCGGAACCAAGCATGCTCGCCAACACTGTCGGCTGTGTCGTTGCGAGCCGATGCAACTCCGAACACTAAGATCGATCCCGACGTAAATGTTGCAGCGCCGAGCTTGACTCGCATTTCAACATTGAGCAGGTCGTCGATGTCGAACGCCAGAGAATCGTTGTGATGCAATCCGAGGATTTGTGCTTGGTTGTCAACAGTGAGCGACAACACAGCTTCCGATCCGCTGCGAACGTGCGTTGGAGGTGCAGCACCTGTTACATCCGTCAACCAAGGTGTGCCGATGTTGGCAGACGTTGGGAACGTGACAGGAGTTCCGATGAAGTCATCGTAGTATTCAACGAAATCTTGTACGCCAGCCATTTAAGTATCTTTCAGTCTAGAACAACGGTCGTCGCATTCCGCTACGTTGTGGAGTGCAAAAGGTACCGGTCTTTCCCGGCTGTCAACTCAGTTCTTTGACGGGAGCAGTCACCCGTGTGTTATCAGGCGCTGTTGCGGAACAGACCGCGCCAATCGATTGCCTTAACGCCGAACGTCTGTCGGATCTTGTACTTGTAGCAGTCCTTGTCGAAGTCCCATTCACTTTCGAGAACTGGAGACTCTTCACCGCTGAGGAACGAGATTTCCACGGTGTCGATCTGACCTGGATCAGCGGCCATGTACCAGACAGTTGCCGAGGCTGCGTCTAGCACAGGCTCGCCGATGACAGTCACGTTGCGAGGTCCGCCAACACCGTAGATGTTCTTCACACCTTCGTTGTTGTTGGCCGCGTTGTAGCTGATCGAATTGACCAGTTCCAAAGCGGTAGCTTCGTATGCCACAGGTACGATCAAGTAGCGAGGGACGACGTTAAGTATCGCATCGCTATTGAGCCCAGTTTGCTTACGCATCGCAAGGAACGCAGCGTTTAGCGTGGTAACGCTTGGTGCTGCGGCGGCACCTGTGGTATTGCTACCAGAAGAGTGAGCGCCGAATAGTGCAACACCATCACCCATAACTGGGTTGCTGGTCAGCACCTCGTACACCTTCTTGTTCTGGGTGCGGCGAGCTGCGTTGCCGTGCATTGCAGGCACGCGGCTGATCGCGTCCAGGTCGTCATTGACAACTGTTTCCCATGTGACAGAAAACATCTTGCCGAACTTCTCGACGCGATACGACTCTTTCGAGTCAGTCATCACGCCCTCTTTGTAGTTGGTGTTTTCAGGAACGTGCTCCAGATCCGGCGACTCACTGAACCGAATGCGATTGATGTTCTTAAAGTCATCGACCGAGCCGGCTTGCCGTGCCCATAGGTTCCATGTGTATGGAGCCTCTTCGTAACCAGCCAGCAGCGTCTTGTTAGACGCATCCAGCAAGAGATTTGCAAAGCTTCCAGTCGTGTGGTACGCAGGATCGCTGCGGGAAATGTTCATGCGAGCCAGTGCCTTTGGATCGCCGATCGCAGCGCGTGCAATGTCGGGCGAACCAAAGCGAGCGGTGTTAACGCCAGAACGACGCAGGAAGTCTTCAGCCATACGCAGCAGGCTCATGCGTTCAAAATCTTGCGATCCTGGTGCAGGCTTTTCGCCCGAAACTAGCGATCGCTGTACGCGGCTTGCGGTTTGTGCTCTTCGCAGCAGGCCGTCGCGTGCTGCCTCGAAATACTTGTCATCGGCAGACTTGGTAACGCGAACCGCGTCACCGTCGACCGAACGTCCCAGCGGTTGAGTTGCCATCTTTTCGATGATCCTTTGTTTCGCTACTTCGACGCTAACGCCTGCGTCACACAATTCATCAGCAAAGGCGCGTTCTACCTTTGCAAGTTTGCACGTTGCTTGAATTTCGTTGCGACGCTTTTGGTCACCTGCCAAAGCTCGCTTGATCTTGCCTTCGATAGCCTTTCGTGCTGTAGCTTCAATGGCTGGCTTTTCTTCGCCTTCCATCTTTTCGATGACCTCTGGCTCGCCTTCCATTTGCTCGACGACTTCCTCTGCTGGCTTTTCTTCTTCAATCGATTCGACGACTTCAGCCGACTCTGACTCGCCGCCCAGCTTTCCGACTACCCAGGCTAATACTTGATTGGGATCTTCCATTCCTTCGGGAAGCCCCATTGATTTGAGTTGCTCCAATAGTGCTGCGTCCACTGTTCTTTTCCTTTGTTTAAGGTCTGTATAAGACCGACGCACCGTCGATCGTGAATCGGCCCCAGTGGCCACTAGGCTCGCGTCTAATGCGGTCCAGTTCGTTATGACATTCGCTGGTCCTATAATTTCTGTCCCTCGCGATGTCGTGTATCGTTGTCCGGTCTTCAACTCAAGCACTTCGTTGGGTTGTGCTGTGATGCTGAAATCAGTGATGTGTCCGTCGAGCAGCTTGGTATAGGCTCGCTGCGATTCGTCATCGCTTGCGAAGTAAGCGACTCCACCAAACTCGTCACCGTCGACGCTGAGGTTGCGCAAGCTGCCGAGCACGTTGCGGACTGTGCTGGTGTCGTGGCTATCGACGATTGGGATCTGCGTTGATCCTGGACGCATTGTCAGGCCGTCCATTTCGAGAACTTCAGACACTACCTCTCCGCGCCTTTCGTCCCAACGGTCTATCGGATTCTCCGTTGCCGTGACAACTCGAACGCTTCGCTTGCTTGTGTCTGCCGTCGACGACTGAATGTTGACCGACCGCATTGCAAGTGCGTCAGTCTTGAATGGTGGCAGCTTACCTTTCTTATTCGACATTGGCTGGTTCCTCTTCTGGCAGCGGATTGTCCACTATGCCATCGGTGGCATCGGCAATAATCGCGTCAATGTTCTTTTGCGCCATGCCGATCATTGCAAGCTGTGCTTCGGCCAGTGCTGTAGACATTGACCCGTCGGCTAGGCCATTAAGCACATCGGTCAGTGCTTTGCGATTGCGATTCCATTGGAGTCTGCTAAGTCCCATCCATTCGCCGGTCCCACCTTCGGACTCGATTGCGATATCCGCAGCTTCGTCCGCTGGCCCAGCCGCGCCAGTCTGTGCTGCCATCATTTGCGTGGTCTGTTCTTCTGGAGTCAGCAGGCCTAGCTTGAGCCGAAGCTTGCGTTCCTTGGCCGCCTGGTAGTACACTGCGCGATAGCTTAGCCCGCGAGCACCGAGCACGTTTTGAGCTGTGTCGGTGAATGAATTCAGCGCAGACTCGGCGGCCTGCTGCTCGCTCATTGGATCAACCCAATCTTGCTCAGGTAGCTGCCACTCGACTGGCGTGACCTTACGTCGATCTTCGAGCAGTTCTGTCGATGTTGGGAATCCATCTGCGTCGATTCGTGCAGCAGCATCGCAGAATCGATCCCATACCGGATAACAGCAATGCTGCACCATGTAGTTTTGGCCTCGTTTGTATCGTGGCCGGTCTTCGAGCTTGCTGGTTCGCGAGCTGCTGTAGCTAGTCTTGCTGAAGTCCTTGGCTATCGCTTCGTAGTTGGTGCCTGTGCCGGCGCAGATGCCACGTAGCATTAGATTGATCCAAGGCTCGCTAGCTGAGTTTGGGCGGCCAGGATTGATTGACTCGACGGACTCACCTGGACGCAGGCGAACCACCATTGCTGGCTCTAGGTACTCTAAGCTGTTCCCGTTGTCGTCAGTGCTTTCTTCGCCATTAGGAGCCATCATGGTTCCGACTGGCATCTCTGACTTGATCGCTACACCAAAACACGAAGCGACCGCAGACGCTTGAATCTCGTTGTCTACGTAAACTCCAAGGTCACGCATCCACGACATGATGGGTGCAAACCAAGTGACGCCGCGAGTTTGGCCCACGCGATCTTTGCGGTACAGGTGGATGATTTCGCTTGCTTGTATCCGCTCCGGTGTCTGGTTCATCACCGCGTATGGGCTGTTCGGATGCTGCGGATAAATCCAGTAGGCGACCGGCTTACCTTTTTCGTCGATCTCAACTCCTCGGATAACTGAGTTGCCGTCGCCACGGGCTGGCCGCGTGGTGAATGTGTCACGCTCTAGCGATAGTCGGTCAGCTTCGATCATTTCGAGTGCCAGCGGAACTGGTCTAGCGATTCCTTTGTATTCTTTTCCAGGCGTGTTGATGATCCTAATAAGCACTTCACCAGCTTCGACCATTTCACGCTGGGCTAGGATCTGGATTTCGGCAAACGTCAACTCACCGTTAATGTCCGCAACTTCGCACCATTCATTCCATAGCTTGTCGCGAGCGTCGTTTACATCTTCGACGTCTTCACCGTCTGGCGTCTCGTAGGTGCTCTGAGCGGTGATGCCATCACCTATGATGTTGCTGACGATCGTATCAACTACGTTCCAGGCATAGGCGTTGTCGCGGACCAAAGCACGCGCCCACGCCCGCAATGCGTCAGCACCGAACGGCCCCATCAACTCGGAGTCTGCTGCTAGGTTGCGAGGCTTTTTATGATTCGTTAAGCGGTTAGCCTCGGCACCCTGATAGGCTCGCTTGAGCAACTGTCGAGCTTGTGCGCGACGCAGGCCAACATGCGGGGAAATGTAGCCAACGACTCGATCTAGAATATTCATCGGCGTCTCCCTAGCTTGGCTAAGGAGAATGCACCGGAACCACTGGCACGCTCGACCTCAGTCAGCAACATGCGCCGCTCGTTCATCAGGTCAGCAAGATCAAGCTTTGTAACAGATCGCGATCCGATAGAGTACGAACTAGCTCCGCCCGTCAGTAGAGCTGAGATAGCTGCTTCGATCTGTGCTAGAAGATTTGCAGTGTCCATGCAATAAGCATGGCCTACCGTGCAAATCTGCCAACGTCTTTCAGTACACTACTACTATGACTATGGTAGTTCAGCCGATTGAGTCCATGTGTTGTTGCATAATTTGCATTTGCAATAACGTACGCGACCAGCAGTATGATAGACGTAGCTATAGTTTTTTCCATCGCGATGTACCGTACACAGAGAGCATGGACGCGGCGTGAACCTACGTGGTGCAACTGCATCCGTCACCGTTTCCACGATTGTTGAGGTGTCTTCTATGATCTGCAAGACAACCTTCGTCTCTTCGATTTCTTTCACCTCGGAATCCGTGAATCCTACCGACTCTGTCCGTACATCCGGCTGTCGTTCGGTTCTGTTGTCAATTCGTCGCTTCTTGCTCATTGTGTTCGCTCTCATGCTATCTCCGTTTTGGAACCCATCCACCAGGCCGACGCCGAAACCTATCGCTGCCATGCTGCCTAACTGTCGGCTGCTTTGTCTTATGTTTATCAACGTCAACCTGCCTCGCCTCAACGCTTACTTCTGGTCCTCCGATCAGCTTAATGCCGCATACCTCTGATGATGCCGCTGCCATGTACGTCGCGTCAAACCAGTGATTGTTCTCGTTCTTCACATTCCAGTACGTCTTAACGCCCTTGCCCTCCTTGAACTCTGTCAACAGTTCCTCGGCTGCTATGTGCTGCGAGAAGCTTCCGTGCTTCTCATATCCGTCAAGCTCGAACAACGACAACGATCCACGACGAAGCATGTTGTTCTCGTCCATCGTAGTCGTCAAGAATCGCTCATGCACCCATTGCTTCCAGTGGTTCGTGTCAAGCTCGTAAAGCCAAATGTCTTCAGATGTAAACTTCTGCGCGTGCAGGTTAGCCGATGCCAAGCATGTATC